GGACCAGACCTATATTGCCGGGATGCCCCAGGTCGATAACGAGCTGGCGGTGGGCACAACTGTCACCACCACCGCGCCCTGGACGCGCCAGTTTACCAACCTTTCCCTGGATGCCATCCGCATCAAGCTCAGCCTTCCGGTCCAGTATCTCTATAAAGATAATGGCGATATGGTGGGCACGGTCACCGAGTATGCGATCGATTTATCAACGGACGGCGGCGCCTGGAAAACGGTTGTAAACGGCAAGTTTGACGGAAAGACCACGACGGAATATCAGCGTGACCACCGTATCGATCTGCCAAAATCCATGTCCGGCTGGTCTGTCAGGGTCAGGCGTATTACGGCTGATGCCAGCGGATCAAATTCGAAACTGGTTAACGCCTTCAAGGTGTTTTCGTATGCGGAAGTCATCGACAGCAAGCTTCGTTATCCTTTAACCGCGCTCCTGTATGTCGAAGTGGACAGCAGCCAGTTCAACGGCAGCGCGCCGAAAGTGACCTGTAAGATAAAAGGCAAGCTGATTAAGGTTCCGGATAATTACGATCCGATAACCCGAACCTATTCTGGCTCATGGTCCGGCGGGTTCAAAATGGCCTGGTCCAATAACCCTGCCTGGATTTTTTACGATCTGGTTCTGGATGAAATTTACGGCATGGGCACGCGCGTGGATGCGTCCATGGTGGATAAGTGGGCGCTGTATTCAATCGCCCAGTATTGCGACGAAATGGTTTCCGACGGCGCCGGTGGCACCGAACCGCGTTTCACCTGCAACGTTTTCATTCAGAGTCAGGAGGACGCCTGGCAGGTACTTAACGATCTCGCCGCGGTATTTCGTGGAATAACGTTCTGGGGCAACGATCAGATTTATGTCCAGGCAGACGTCCCGCAGGACGATGTTGACTGGGTTTATAACGTCTCAAACGTTATCGATGGGCTGTTTACTTATGCGGGCGGCTCATACAAGAATCGCTACAGTTCCTGCCTGGTGTCCTGGTCCGATCCGCAGAACCATTACAGCGATACCGTTGAGGGGGTTTACGATTCGGCGCTTGTAGAACGTTACGACGTCCGGCAGACGTCCCTGACCGCAATCGGCTGCACCTCGCAAAGTGAAGCGCACCGACGCGGTCGCTGGGTATTGCTCTCCAATGCCAAAGACGGGACCGTATCGTTTGGCGTGGGGCTGGACGGTTATATCCCTTTGCCCGCAGAAATTATCGGTGTCGCCGATCCTTTCCGCTCTGGTAAGGAGAACGGGGGCCGCATAAGCGCGGTCAACGGCCGCCAGATTACCCTTGATCGAGAAATAGACTACGCGGCGAAAGACCGACTGGTGGTTAACCTTCCCGACGGAAAAGCCCAGACGCGGACAATCAGCGCGGTGAGCGCCGATAAAAAAACGGTGACGGTGGCTACGGCATTCAGTCAGGTTCCTGTGACGGGCACTGTCTGGGCGATAGACAGTGATAACCTCGCAATACAGTACTTCAGGGTCACCTCAATCGCGGCTAACGACGACAGCACCGGCGGTTTCACTATTACGGCCGTTCAGCACGATCCAAACAAATATCGTTACATCGATGACGGCGTTCGGGTCGAGTCGCCCCCGATCACCGTCACGCCGATAAGCGTCCTGTCTGCTCCGAAGAATATCGTGGTGACTGAGAGCGATCATGTGTCTCAGGGCCTTACTGTAGCAAGCCTGGACGTGTCATGGGATAAGGTAGAGGGAGCAATCCGGTATGTTGGCCAGTGGCGTAAGGACAACGGGGACTGGATAAACGTTCCGGTTACCAGCGCGCAGGGTTTCTCGGTTCAGGGCATTTATTCGGGCAGCTATGACGTGCGCGTCCGGGCGCTGAATGCGCAGGATACATCTTCACCATGGGGATACGGTGAAACAACTTATCTCTCCGGTAAAACGGGAAAACCGGGTACTCCGCTCAACTTTCTGGCGACCGAAGATGTGGTCTGGCATATCGATCTGACCTGGAAATTTCCGGATGGCTCAGGCGACACGGCCTATACAGAGATTCAGCGCGCCACAACTGCCGACTACGCCAATCCTGAACTGCTGGTCCTGGTGCCGTACCCGGCTGCAGATTATCAGCATGGCCCCATGCCTGCCGGCGTTCGCCAGTGGTACCGCGCGCGCCTGATTGACCGTATCGGTAACGCCGGGGACTGGACCGACTGGGTCATGGGCACGTCCTCGATAGATGTCAGCGAAATAACCAATGACATTCTGGAGGATATGAAAGAGTCGGAAACGTTCAAAGACCTGATCGAGAACGCGGTGGACAGCAACGAAAAAATTGCTGGCATGGCTAACGATATCAAACAGGCCAACGACGAACTGGAGCAGCAGGCGAAAGATATCGCCAAAAATGCCCAGGACGTCGGGAAGGTTCAGACCAGCGTTAATGAGCTTTCCAGCACGGTCGGTAATGTTTCGTCTTCACTCAGTCAGCTTGAGCAGACCGTTGCGACGGCTGATACCGCCCTGGGCCAGCGAATCGACAACATCAGCGTTTCTATGGACGGCATGACGGGCGGAGTCAAGAACTCAGCCATTGCCATTATCCAGAATGGGCTGGCGCAGGTGGCTGCGCGTAAAACCCTGTCTGCATCGGTCGCCGGCAACAGCGCGAATCTGGACCGCATTGATGAAGTGATAGTCAACGACAGGGAGGCAACGGCGCGCTCGCTGCTGAGTCTGCAGACGGACGTTAACGGCAACAAGGCATCCATCAACAGCCTGAACCAGACGTTCTCCGATTACCAGCAGGCTACGGCCACGCAGGTAAACAGCATCACGGCGATGGTGAACGGGCATACCTCAGCCATCACCACCAACGCTCAGGCCATAGCGAACGTAAACGGCGACCTCAGCGCGATGTACAACATCAAGGTTGGTGTCTCCAGTAACGGGCAGTATTACGCCGCGGGGATGGGGATCGGCGTTGAGAATACGCCATCCGGCATGCAGTCGCAGGTTATCTTCCTGGCAGATCGCTTCGCAGTCACCACGGCGGCCGGTAACAGCGTGGCCTTGCCGTTCGTGATCCAGAACGGGCAGACATTCATCCGGGCCAGCTTCATCCAGGACGGCACCATTGAGAACGCCAAAATCGGCAACTATATCCAGTCGAATAACTATGTGGCTGGCTCAGTAGGGTGGAGGCTGGATAAGGCTGGTACGTTTGAAAACTACGGTTCGACAGCTGGTGAGGGGGCCATGAAACAGACCAACCAGACAATCAGTGTACGGGACTCAAACAATGTGTTGAGGGTGCAGATCGGGAGAATCACTGGTACATGGTGACGGGAGGCCTCTTGCGGGGCCTCTTTTTTCAGGAGATACGATGGCGGATTTCGGTGTTCAAACATGGGACGCATCAGGCAAGGTTAACAACTATGGAATTAAGCCAGTCAGCGTTTGCGGCTATCTGCAGCTGGCCGTTAACCAGAAAACAGGCTCTTATTCCGTTGCCCTTCCACCGGGTTGCAAACTGACCTACTATCAGGTCATGAACGATGATAAGTGGGGAACGGGAAGAAGGAAGATCACCATCTCCGGCGGTACTGCAACGGTTTCCTCAGTGGGAGATACCGACTACTCAGCAGGGACTGAACCCGCAGTTGCAGCTTTTCTCATTTTCCAGATCGAGAGGGCATAAATGGCGCAGTACGGCGGTTTACTGGCGACGACGAGCGGTGAGGTATGGGTTACCGCGAATAGCTCGCCAATTGCATTACAGGCGCGCAAAACAGCGGCACTGCAGGGAACATCGGGTTTCAATACCAGGGTGACGCACACATTTCCCTCAGGTCAGCCCGTTGTGGCCTTCGTTCATTGCACGGTTGAGGTGGAAATCACTCAGACGATAAGCGGAAACACCATCACGATTGATTTTCTCAGACCTAATGCAACCGGCACAGCGTACGTTTATTTTTTCACAATTTTCCCCCAGACAAAGCCAGATTACGGGATGGCCGTGTGGGATGCATCGGGGACCCTGATTTTAACCCACGAGACGCGCACGCTCGGCGATGTCGTTACCATAGGCACTGCCGGAGTAGATGCAAGCTCAGGCTACAACATCAACACAACCCGGGCGGGGAAGTGGGCTTGCATGCCCGTCATGCTCGGCCTGATTACCGGGGTTATATCAGCGGGCGGTCAGCCGCAGCCTTACTCGGCAATATACAAGAGCATGGCGAAGCTTGAGGGGAGCAATACGCGGATATTTGCCAGACCTCAGACAACCCCTAACGGGAGTCTGCAAAACGTCGCGTACTCAAACATGAGAAACGTCATTATGGCCATTAACTGCGCCAACTATGATTGATCGTTTTCAACGATCAATTTTGAATAATTGATCTACCAAATCAATTATATCCCATTGATTCATATTGTTATTGTGTAACCTTATGAATGCCCTGGGATATAACCACGATGAAAAACATGATTCTTTGCCTAGCGGTGGCGGTTTTGCTCTCCGGTTGCGCTGGCGTTATTGAGAAACAGCAACCTGTTTGTTCTGGTACAGCCCTTATCGGCGGGCAGGAAAACAGTGTCCAGATTTACGGAGTGCGTAAACAAAACAATCAGACCCAGTACCGCGCCGGTTATCCCTTTAACTGGACCTGGGTTAGTGCCAACACGTTCACCAGCACCACCTGCCAATAACTCATTCTGTTTCAAAACAAACCTCGCCCCGGCGGGGTTTTTTATTGCCTGGAGAAAATATGCTTTATAACACCGGCACCATCGCAATTAACGGAAATACCGCAACCGGCACCGGCACGAACTGGACGGCACCCGCCAGTCAGGTCCGCGCTGGCCAGACGATTATCGTGATGTCTAACCCTGTGCAGCTGTTCCAGATTTCATCCGTGAACAGCGTCACGTCGATGACGGTAACGCCTGCTGCATCACCGGCGCTCAGCGGCCAGAAATACGGCATTCTGGTATCAGACAATATCTCGGTCGACGGACTGGCGCAGGCCATGTCTCAGCTCATCAAAGAGTATGACGAGAATATTGGCGCATGGGAGACGTTCGCTACTACCTCAGCAAATCAGAGCATCACCGTAACCATCAACGGCACCCCTGTTACGATCCCCGCTATCGGCAAACTGGCGCAGAAAGGGAATAACGGTGCGCTGGCTGTTGCTGACGGCGGAACCGGGGCAACGAAGGTGGAAGACGCTCGCACAAACCTCGGTTTGGGAAGTAGCGCGACAAAGGACGTCGGAACGACTACCGGGAACATCATGCAAGTGGGAGCATTTGGGCTCGGAACTATCAATGGCGATGGCCCGCTGTTGGACGCTATGGATGCATTTACACCGACCTGTTTCTCCTCCCATCAAAATGACGGACAGACCCAGCTCGGGTTAACTGCAAATACCGGTATTACGTCTATAGTCGTCAATCGGGGCAGCCGACCAACCCGTATTCATCAGGCCTACATTCTAAGGCGGACGTGGTTTTCGTATTACGGTGGCTCGTCCTGGTCATATCAGGAGGCTTACACCACGGGCAATACCACCAGAGCCAGCGATGGTACGCTCAAAGCAGCATCGCCTGTGGTAAAAGTTTTTTCGGATGGATCATACCAGACTAACGATGAATCAGATGGCTGCTCTGTAACTCGTCTGGGCATTGGTGAATACCTTGTTGAAGGGTGTGAGGGGCTTAACTCTGATGCAGCCTGGGGCGGCATCGATGGCGGTTTTGATATCCCCACCGACCGCAACAAGCAGCCGCTCATCTGGCTGGATTACGAAGTTAATGCGGACGGTTCTGTGCTGGTGAAAACCTATCACCGTACACACCCGGAAGCACCGGCGTTCGCCAGGAACGAGCTACAGGGTATCAATGATGGCGACCCGGTCGATATACCCCATGACCAGTTTGTGTCCGTGCGTGTCGAAATGCCTGCCGATTCTTTGTACAACCAAAAAATCAGAGCTGCAGAGATGGCCATGACTATCGGTGATGGTGAATAAGGGTCGTCTTAATCTGCTCACAAAGGGTTACGGCCATAAAATTTACAATACTCATAATTCGAAGCGACATAGAAACTTAGAAACGAAACGGCGAAGCTTTAATCAGCCATGACAGACCCTGTGTCTTGCGTGCATACTCAAATGAAACTACTGTATATAAAAACAGTATTTGAGGTGTGCATTATGGAGTTTATCAGGCCTACTGAACTGCGAGAAATTATTGCTCTCCCGCTTTTCAGTGACTTAGTACAGTGTGGTTTCCCAAGCCCAGCGGCTGATTACGTTGAACAGCGTATCGATCTCAATGAGTTACTGGTTTCCCACCCCAGCTCTACATATTTCGTTAAAGCTGCAGGCGACTCGATGATTGAGGCCGGGATCAGTGACGGCGATCTGCTGGTGGTGGACAGTTCGCGCACGGCTGAGCACGGTGACATTGTCATCGCCGCGGTGGAAGGGGAGTTCACTGTTAAACGCCTGCAGTTGCGCCCGACCGTGCAACTCAATCCAATGAACAGCGCCTATAGTCCGATCGTTGTTGGCAGCGAAGACACGCTGGACGTTTTCGGCGTCGTGACTTTCATCGTTAAATCGGCGAGCTGAAAATGTTCGCGCTCTGTGATGTGAATTCGTTCTACGCATCATGCGAGACGGTGTTCAGGCCAGATCTGAGAGGGCGGCCAGTAGTCGTTCTCTCGAACAATGACGGCTGTGTAATCGCACGCAGCGCAGAAGCAAAAGCAGTCGGAATCACCATGGGGGAGCCATTCTTCAAGCAAAAGGAGCTTTTCCGGCGCGCTGGCGTTGTTTGCTTCAGCAGCAATTACGAGCTTTACGCTGATATGTCGAACCGGGTAATGACGACTCTGGAAGAAATGAGCCCTCGCGTCGAAATTTACAGTATCGATGAAGCTTTTTGTGACCTGACGGGCGTAAGGAACTGCCGGGACCTGACTGACTTCGGCAAAGAGATCCGCGCAACAGTTCTTAAGCGTACGCACCTAACTGTCGGGGTTGGCATTGCGCAGACCAAAACACTGGCAAAGCTGGCAAACCACGCAGCTAAGAAATGGCAGCGCCAGACTGGCGGGGTGGTTGATTTGTCCAATATCGATCGCCAGCGCCGACTCCTTGCCCTGGTACCCGTTGAGGACGTATGGGGCGTCGGCAGGCGCATCAGTAAGAAGCTGAACGCCATGGGCATCAAAACAGCTCTGGACCTCTCAGAACAAAGCACATGGATTATCCGTAAACACTTTAACGTGGTACTTGAGCGAACGGTCCGGGAGCTGCGCGGCGAGCCTTGTCTTGAACTGGAAGAGTTTGCACCAGCTAAGCAGGAAATCGTCTGCAGTCGGTCATTCGGCGAACGCGTTACTGAGTATGAACAGATGCACCAGGCTATCTGCAGCTATGCGGCCCGTGGTGCTGAAAAGCTACGCAGCGAGCATCAGTATTGCCGTTTTATCTCGGCGTTCGTTAAGACCTCTCCCTTTGCGCTTAGCGAGCCCTATTACGGAAATAGTGCGTCAATGAAGCTTCTTACACCTACACAGGATTCACGCGACATTATCAACGCCGCGGTAAAGTGTCTGGACAAAATCTGGAAGGATGGTCATCGGTACCAGAAAGCCGGCATCATGCTTGGGGATTTTTTCAGCCAGGGCGTGGCCCAGCTTAATTTGTTCGACGAGAACGCGCCGCGCGCCGGAAGCGGTAAGTTGATGGAAGTACTGGACCATTTGAATGCAAAAGACGGCAAGGGCACATTGTATTTTGCCGGTCAGGGAATTCAGCAGCAGTGGCAGATGAAGCGCGAGATGCTATCCCCGCGCTATACCACAAGAATACACGATATTCTTAC